AGATGTTAACCGGGGATTTAGCACAGCAACCCGCTACAATCCCAACTCGTCGGGGCGTAGCGCAGCCTGGTAGCGCATCTGGTTTGGGACCAGAGGGTCGAAGGTTCGAATCCTTTCGCCCCGACCATATATATCAATGACTTAGCTCACTTTGTGTGAGTCGGGTTATCTTCCCGGGTAACGCCGGGGTAACACCGGGGGTAAAAACCTTGTGTATTCGTCATATCCAAGACCTGCAACAACTAACGTCGCAGCGCTCAAAGTGGTGATTCAGCCACATATTTCAATTTAATTTTCGGCAACGGTGTGGCATGGCTGCCTTCATTGACCAGTTCGACCGGCATGACCCGCAGACATTCACGGGATTTGGCCCACTAAGGATCCTTGTTTCATCAATGGCAGATGAGGCCAGGTCTTACCTGTTTTTTGAACACTCCCCCGTAGAGTTCAAAGATGCTTGCCGAAAATTTGAACAGGATTCGGCCAAGGAAGAACTAGATCCGATGTGGCGCTTGAATAAGGAGATTGGCGAGAGACCCATATTCGGCCATTTGATCTTTAGGGATGGAGGTCTGCGTCTTGACTCTGGAGCCTTTTTCCCCGGATGGGAAGCCTACGCTGTGTTTGCTTTGTGGAAACTCATTGACTCATGCGACGCGATGGGTGATTCCAGTGCACTGAGTTGGAACACCTCTAAGACGAATTTGGTCGAAGCCAATAAATCGCTGGCGCTGGCGTTCAAGGCCCTGCAGCTTTGTGCTGTTGCGGCGATTAAATTTGCAGTCGATGCAAGCCTGTACGTCGATCTTGTTGAAGCACGGTCAGAGATGGCGCGCCAGAACGTCAGGGGCCGATGGAAAACCAGGGATGCTCATTTAACTTTCGCGCTCGAGCTGAGCCCATCGATCAAAGAAAAGCACCGCGTGGAGGTCGCCCGCAAGCTTGCTGATGCAATTGACGCAAAGTTTAACAAGCGGTATGGCGACGACATCGTCGACGGTTGGCTCAAAAAGTCCGGATGGATCCAGCCAACTTAGGGGTGTCTACGCCGTAGACCTCTGGTGGGGTTCGAATGCTCGCGGTTCAATTGGGGCCTCAGTTCAAGTCCGAGGCCGAAATGGAAATCGAACGCACCCCTTCAGAAGCACTCCTGACACCAATTGAAGTGTCAAAGATTCTGCGTATCCCGCGGTCAACTTTGGCAGCCTGGCGGAGCACCAAGCGCGTGAGTCTGCCATTTGTGAAGGTTGGCCATGCTGTGCGCTATGTTCGCGCCGACATCGACCGCATGATTCAGGGGCGCCACCATGAAGCGGGCTGAACTTTATGCGCTGGCTTGGGCAGAGCCAATCTCGAAACTTGCCGGCCGGTTTGGACTTTCCGACAGAGGTCTGGCGAAACTCTGCGAGCGAAACCACATTCCTTTGCCGCCACGGGGCTACTGGGCCAAGGTGGCGGCTGACAAGTACCCATCACGCGCGCCGCTCCCGCGCCCCGAGCAAGACTATGAACTTCCACTGAAGGAGGTTGGTGTCCCAGTTGGCAACACCATCGAAGAGATCAAGGAAGAACCAGGCAAGCAGCTGCTCGAAGCTTTGGGGCTATCGGAGCCAAGCCAACAAACGCCTGCAGTCAAGAAGAAAGACCACCCTGCCCCACCACGCATAGCCCACCGGCGCCAGGATGCGGCAAAGCCAGCCGATCCGTTTGAAATCTATGCGGCACTGTCCACCGAGTGCGAGAGGGTGATATCCGCTGGCGTGGAGTACCAGCGAAGGCAGGCGGCCGAGGCGTTTCTCAGCGTCATTGTCAGCCGCGCGCCGCATGTCGACGCCACCACTGCTCAGGCGATGCTTGCGTGGGCGCGCTCAATTGGACGAATGCTTGAACAGAAAGACCCCGTGGCTTCGGTGATTCAATCAATCAGCCAGGCCGCCAGGGAGCCGCAAAAACCACTCTGGTGGCCCGAGGGCTAAGCTCCCGGTCTTATTTAACCGCTGCCCAGTTGATCCCCCCGTTAGATGCTACGACGTTGCGGCCTTCAAGCCACGCCCGCACATGGATGCGAGACACAATGACGCGGCGACCGTCTTGTCGGTTGGGAATGCCCTGGTCTCTCAGCCACGACACCTGAGTTGTGCCCCTGGTATAGCCGGTGAGAAGGTGCAGCTCTATGCTGTCCAGATATTCAGGGGGATGTTTGGTCATATAAAAGGCCACATCATGGGGCCGTTAGTGGCGTAAAAAAGCCCGCGTGGTGCGGGCTAGAGTTGGCGCGGACCGTGGCTAGGCTGGAAGCAGGCCGGAACCGGTGGATGGTTCAATGCGCGGCCGGTTGGTGGCATTCCAGGCCTTCGATTCGGAAATTAGGACTTCTTTTCTCCTTTTATATTCAAGCCCCATGCCGATCAAGACGGTGTTACGGATCTCAAAATGCGCCAGAAAGTCCATTTCATGCAGCGTCATTCTTTCACGGTCCATGCCTTTGTACCCGCCAGTCAACAAAGAGTTGATCAGCTTGTGCTCATTCATGTAGTGGTGCTCTTTGGTCGCCTTGCCAAGGGCATTGCGAACCTCCTGCAGTATCCCGGCAAGCACTTTGCTTGTGCTGGCGATGGCGTGGCGCTTGTTGAACCAGTCGGCCTGGTAGCGGCCATCACGCCGGATCGCTGGCAGCACTTCTGATGTGACCCACTTCTTGAAGCGCTTTGCCTCTGGTTTTGAACTTTTGAGAATCAGTGAGTACAGGCCAGACTCGTTGCAGACTACCATTTTTTGCATTCCCCCAGGGGTGTGCACATTGTGTACATCCTTTTCATCATCATCAAGGATTCTGGTGGCACTTGGAACATGGTCATACCCGAGGGCGGTTGCCACGTCTGCAACAACGAACCAAGGCTGGTCATCACGGGTAAAGGTGCGAATGTTCACACCGTCAAAGTCGAATGGAACGACAAGGTTTTTGCTGGGTATCATGGACGTAATTCCTTTGTAAAGTCCATGCACTTAGGGTTAATACTCAAATGGTGCGCTGCAACATCGATATATAATTCCCTTCGCGCTAACGAGAAACCACAAAGGCTGATCCGGGAAGATTGAGGCCAATGTGGGTAAGTGCAAATTGAAGCCGAAATACCATTACTGGTGTGTCGGCTTTTTCTTTGCCCGAACATTTTACATGATGAAGATACAAAAGCTGTATGAATGTTCAGCGTTGATAGGCGCACCCACGTCGCTCCCACTTGTCCTCGGCCTTCGCGTCCGCCACAGTCCGCCACAGTCTGCCACTGCATGTTGCTGGGCGCATCGATGCCGCCGCAGGCCAGCGCTTGGATGTGGTCAATCACGTAGCCCTTGCACGGCCCTTTGCGGGCGCCTGAAGCGGCGCAGAGTTGCTGGTACTTGAACTCGACTTTGGCGCTCTGGCTGCGCTTGATGCGTGCGTCAGCAGGTCCGGTCTATCATGACCGGAATACACATCAAATCTGGCGACTGCACCACACGGGCCATACATATTCACGAACGCTGGGAGTATCAGATGACTCCATACTCAACACTCCTTCTGTGTTCACCACGAATGCGCTGAACCCACTATACCCACCCATAGAATTCTTCGCGTTGACGTAGCCACAAAGCGAAACCGTCTTAGATTCCTTATCATCAGAGAGACTTAGAAATTCATCTTTGAAATTTGCCGAAGCCGGGTCTTTAAGAGAATCGACAACAATCTTTCGAAGTGATTTCATCAGACGCTGCTTATCGCTCTTAGCATTGGCAGCCGACTTCGTAGCTGACGGCTTGCCGTTAGACGGTGCAGCCTTCTCGTCGGCCATTGCGTAGGGTGCTGTCACCAATGCAGCGGCAATAGCAGCGATAAGAACAAGCGCCTTCATATTGGGTCTCCCTGATGTGAGAAAAGAATATGTTGTTCCATTTTTGCTATTCTGTCTATCCCCAAAATGGGGATATTGATGACCGCAACACCATAGGAAAACCAGCACTACGGACTAGGCGGGCTGTCGTTTGCTGATTCATCTTGATTTGATGATTTTGATTTATTTTGAAAAGGGGAAAATTGTCTGTCCGTGGGCATATACGCGGTCTAGAGAATCGAAACCATTCAGAGATTTGACCCCCTTACCCCTATGATGGCCAGCCCACCATGGACGCGAAGTCGGACTCGGTGAGGATTCGGATGGCGATGCCCTTGGCAATCAGCTCTTCTGCCTTGCGGTGCTTGTTGCTCTTTTCGTGTCCGTTCAACAGGCGTATGTCCTGATCGCCAACGACAAGCAGGGTCGTGTGCTTGGTCACGCCGTCGGCAGTCTCACATCCCGCTCTCGCGGCCATGCCCGCCGCTTCGCGACGCGGGATGGCCAGTGCTCCGGTGAACACGACGACCTCGCCAAACAGAGATCCATCCGGGTTGCCATCGCGCGCCACGCTGTCGCTGCCATTGGAGCCTATGGGGTGTTTGACGCGCTCCATCCACGCGTCCAAGTCAAGGCTGGCCTCGGCCATGGCCCGCACTAGGATGAGCCCTGCGGCCCGCGCGTCCTCGACGGCGTTGTGGTGCTCGAACTCGATGCCGAATTTCTTGGTTAATGCCGATAGACCATAGCCTTTTTGGGCCACCTCAGGCCACGCCCGGCGTGCGACGCTAGCGGTGTTGAGCCAGAAGCATTCTGGTGGCTCAACGGTATGCTTCAGCGAGGCTCGTGTTATGGCATTCCGATCAAAGGCCGTGTGGATGGCAACTATCTGGTTCGAGATCCGTCTGATGACTTCAGCGGAGGCTTGCCTAAAATTGGGAGCCCCACGCACGTCCGCCTCTTCAATGCCGTGGATCGACACGTTTATGCCGTCGAAGTAGTCCTCGGGATCAATTAGTGACGACCACGAATCCACCACTTTGCCATACTCGAAGTGGACAATGCCGATCTGGCAAATGCTCGACATGTCCGGGTTGGCGGTCTCGACATCCAGTGCGACAAATCTCACGATGATCCTTTCGGTTGGAAGATCATCTCATTCTCGTAGACAAACCGCGTTTGAAACGCGACTATCGCGACCAGCCAAATTTCCGGCCCGTCACTACTAACGGCTTTCCGGCAGTGGCCAAGTGTTGCACCACACAGTGCGCCACTCACCTCAACTTTGAGTTCAATGGCTCGGTTATGGGAATTCCCATAACGGTCATCCAAAAAAAACCAGCGGGTTAGGCTGGGTCTAACACTTTCGAGCCACACTCAGGGAGATGATGCACTGGCAGACTATCTGGCTTCACTTCAACGTTACAACTGCGCAACGTTTTCCATTGCTACTGAATTTGTTTTTGACTGGCGCGTCCCCTACCATCTTGACTTTGCCCTGAGATACGGGAGTCAGGCCAAAATCGTTTATCAGGTTTCGATACCCAGCGATCATGGATGCCACCGGAGCCTCGCCGGCTGCCCAAAGCTGCACCATCTTTCCGTGCAGAGCGCAAAGGTTGCCAAGCGGCCCAATACCGCCCTCAGTCAGCAATTTGTTTGCAACCAGGATGGGGGCAAGCCGGTTCCACTCTTTTACGGCGTGAGCATTCGGAAGCCAGTCGGGAGCGGCTGGAACATCAGAAACAATAGGCAGTTCGACACCGCCCTTTTCGTCCCTGCATGGCCGCAACGTACCGGAGACAACCTTTAGCGCCCTCGGCTTCTTTGGTGCTGACATGGTTTACTTCCTTAAAAATTGGTTTTTCTGATCTGGCTGCGTAAAAAAAAGGGCTAAGCGCGGTCCTGCAAATGAAACCCGCAGACTTTCGACCCGCCCTGCCCCTAGACGCCCAGCCTGCCCCGCAAGATACCCAGCTTCGCCGCCATACCCGCGAGCGATTGATTCACCAGATAGTCATGTCGTTCTTGTATACGCTCGAAGGCCAACAAAAAACCCGCATGCGGCGGGCTTCGGTCTGAGCGGTAACGGTGTCACATAGTTTCAGCCTCTACCGCATCAAGGCGCGGCCCCACTTGGTCTAGGCGGTCGCGTAAGTCTGCAATTTCAGCACTGGCGTTGTGCAACTCATAGCGCAGTTCGCGGATCTGGCGCTCAAGGTTGGTGAAGATGGCTTTTGTGGCTTCGTGAAGTTTTTCGAGGGTCATGGTTGTTTCCTAGTGGGCGATCAAATCATCAAAGTATGTGTTTGCACCAACGGCGGCGGCGCTCGCGGCCCCATCACCATGGCTCCGTGCTGTTTCGGCCTTTAGGCGGCTCTGCTGGGTCAACCTCATGGCGCGTGCGTGCATGGCGATCTTGGCGCTTTCAAGCGATGCCAGCTTTGCCAGTTTGTCGAATTGCTCAAGGTCTTTCAGCGGGTCAAGGCCAGACAGTGCCGACTCTATTTGTGCAGCGCGGGCAACATGGCTGCAATACGCAATCAGCATCGATGTTTGCTCAAGTCCAAACCAATCGTCTGGCAAGTTGTCAACGGTCTGGTACCAGATCAGTTTTTGCGCGTCGTTCAGGGTTTCAGGCGGCTGAATGCGCGGATTTTTTCGATCAGCCATTGCGCGAAAGTGGGTTAAGGTGGGTTTTTTCATAGTCGAAAATCTCCATGTTGATGTGAACAAAGGCTAAGGGCGGTCCTGCAAAGCCAAACCGACAGAGATTTCGACCCCCCCTGCCCTCATTTGGTGCATGGTTCTGGCCAGCCGCCCAGACCGACTGTCACTTTCGGTTTGATCGTCTTGCCCTGCGCTGCCGCATCCAAGCGCTTGTCTGGTCATGCCGCCCCGCCGTACTGCTGATTGCGTGCCAGACTTGATGTGATCTGATTCGCCGTGGCTCGCATCCCGGCCACCACATCCGATTTGCTGGCAATGTCGCCCACGGTGGCGTTGATGTTGATGTTGGTCACGTTGGAGCCGCCACCGGCTGACTGTCCCCGCGTGTGGTCGATCACCGTCTCTTGCGGGTGCATGACCGCCATGAAGCCGCCCATGCCGTCAACACCGCCAGATCGCGAACCGTCGCCCGTGTAGCCACCGCCTGCGAAGCTGAACATGCTGGTAAGGGCTGTACCCATAGACGATTTCAGGAATGACGTTGCCAATGAGTCGGCTAGTGCGCTTGTCACCCGTGTGAATAGGACGTTCCCCACCGCGTTACCGAATGCTGCAATCGGGTCTTTGGTGTCGCGGAAAGCCGTAGATAGCGCATTTTTCACGTCGTCGTGCAGGGTTTGCGCATATGAGTTTTCAGCGGTCTTGACTTCAATATTTTTTGTGATTCCGATGAGTTGCTTTTGCGCTTCAATCTGGCGCATCAGCGAGTCGTAGGCTTCGGAGCCTGCGGATTCAATGGCGAGCTTGTCTTGCAACCGAACCAGCGTGAGCGCCTGGACGCCAGATTTCAGCATCCCGATGGTGTCGTATTCCAATTGAGCCTGCTTTACCGCATCCTCTGCGTTGTGGGCGGTGTCCAAGAGACTGAGCTTTTCAGCCAACATATAAGCTTCGATTCCGTCTGATTCCTTTTTTCTCAGATCAGCACGTTCTTTGGCGGATTCGACTGCTTTTTTGTAAGCGTCAACTTCCTTAATTACCGCCGTAGTGCTGGCCGTGAAAGCGTCACGTTCTGCACCTTTGTGCAAGGTGAGTGCAACCACGTTCGCATCGTAGAGCTTCTTTTCGACGTTAGTCATCCCTAGCTGCGCAGCTTCTTTTTCCAGGGCGGCAAGATACTTTGCAGCGGCATCTTGAAGTTTGGCGTAACCATCGACTACCTCCTTTTCTGGAGGTGGTTTTGGAACCCACGGTTTTCCAGATGGTGTAGTGCCGTTCGGTTGCCCATTTGCGCCCAGGCTATCAGCTCCCCAAGCTAGCCTCATTGCAGCGGCATTTCTCCGCGCTTGCTCAACGATGTTGTCACCGATCAATCCGAGCCTCGCTTTGGCGTCAACCCATCCATTAACAAGCGCATCCTTCGCGCCTGAGAAATCTCCGGTTAATGCCAGACCCGCAGCGGTCGCCATCCCACCTAGTACGGAGCCGATAGCTGAAATACTTCCAACTATTGACTCTGCAACCATATAAACAACGGTCTTTAGTCCGTAGAAAAGTGACATAACTTCAGCGATGGTGTAGCGGAATGCCCGAACCACAGTGGGGAAACCATCTCGGAAGAATTCAGCTAACATTGTCAGAATTGGCATTACGTTATCTGCAATAGCGCGCTTGAAACCCTGGCTTGTTAAATCCGCCTCGCGGTTGAAAGCTAGCATTGCTTCCTCGTATTGCGTTACGGCCTCTTGCGTGCCGTCACCGATTACAAGCCCATACTCAGCAAGTCGATCTTTAGCTGTTTGAGTTTTATCAGCGGTGATGGATAGCGCATCCTGAATCTGTTTCTCGCTTCCGATCGCAATCGAAGCTGCCGCTTGTTCGCGGTCCCATCCGCTTGCATACGTCGCCAGAACTGCGGCTGCACTGGCCATTATTGTTTTTGTGTCAAGCAGATTCCCTTTTTGATCTTTGTATTTGACGCCTAGACGGTCGAGTTCCTCGCCGTTGGTGCGAGACGCAGCGTTGACTTTTCCAATTGTTTCGATGTAACCGCTTGCACTGATGCCCTGCTGTTTTAGCGCCTCATTCAGAGCCGATGCACCGACAGCGGTAAGAGGAAGATTCTCTTGAAGCGTTTTCACTTCATCATTCATCTTCACAAGGGCGTCGATGTTCTCGCTCTTATAGCTTTCGCCAGTCAGCAGACCAACGCCGAAACTGACGGCCTTATATGCCGCATAAACCGCACTTAAGACGGCTGCAGATATCCCGACGGCAAGAGCGACTCCAAAGATGATGATCTTGCTTTCTATCCATCCTTTGAAATCTTCCCATGCTATTTTTGCCTTATCCCAGCCAGCGGCAGCGCCTGCCCCAATTGCATAGGCAGATTTTTCCTGCCACGTCTTCAGAGCTTGGATTGCATTGTCTGGAATTTTCAGCGCATTGGGATCAATCTTGAGAGATGCTAGTGACTTGGCTGTATTGTCTGCTGCACCTTTGGCGATTTCCAGGAGTCGATTTGTCTCATCCAGAGTGCGGCTGAAAACCGAGGCCCTGGCCTTTTCGACGTCGGCCATTGCATCGATGGATTTTTGTACCTGGGCCATTGAAGTTGCCATGGAAGACATGGAATCGCCAGTTAGGCGTTTGGCGGTCTGAAAGTCCTGGGCGAGCCGGGACATGTCTGCCATGATGGAAATCTCAAGTGTTCCGGCTAGCATGATGTGTGCCCCTCGATGTGTTTCTGGTTTCTACCTTGCGCGCAGAAGTAAGACTGATCTGTCTTGACGAGCAGGGCGCGAATCTCCTTTTCAGCGATGCTCAAACGCATGTTCTGAGCTGCTTTGAATTCGTCCCAGGATCGGCGCTGCTTTTCGATATCTGAGAGAACATCTTCAATGGTTGCCATCGCAATTACCTTTATCAAGTGCCCTGCAAACGCAGTGTTGACGACACGATACGCTGTCAAATTCCCGATTTAGCGAGCATCGGGAATAGCGGCGCGTAACTTTTTTTTAGAGTCGGTCAAGTGGTTCTGCAATGTCTTGAATGGCTTTTGCACGCGCCCTTGGCCTGGTAGGTGTACCGTCACCAATTGCCAGATGCGGTCAACTTTTTCGATTGGCGATGCGCGTTCGCCGTCTAATTCCCGGCGAGCGGCCTCAAGTTCCAATTGATCTAGTAATTGCGCGAACGAGTAGGGCGGGCCGGTGCGCCCCGCACAGTCAAGCACCAGCTGCGCCAGGCATCCAGGACGCTTGCCTATGTGCTGCTGCCGCTCGAATTTGCTGCCGATGCGAACGAGTTCCATCAGTTCGTCCCGCTTCGGACCGGCGGGGATGTAACGCACCAGCAATCCGGTGGCCGTGGAATCGATGTCAGTGGGCATCATCATCCGGATCAGGCAGGGTAGCCAATTCGCCATTCAGAGCAACCAAGACAGCATTTGCCGACGCCCGACCTACGACTATGTCCTTACTTATTTTGGCCTCTATGCGCTGTGCATCCTGATCGGCTTTTCTGCGCACATTCCTGGGTCCCTTACCGGCGGCAATGTACCGGAGCTGCGCCACGTACTGAGCAGCCTCCACTTCACTGCAATCCACAAAATTGAGCGCTTCCCGTGCTCGGGCAATGCGTGCCGTCAAGTCGGAGCGTCGTGTTGATGTAGCTTTTTCCATGATTGATGTGTGTCCTTAAAAAAACGTGCGGTTGTCCGGTTGAAAAACTTGGTTCAATTCGGTGACAGTGGTGGTGACCGTGCCCTTACCCGGCTTTTATAGGGGGTCGCACTTTCGTTGGTTGGCGTCTTGCCGTGCAAACCTGCTGCGAACCAGTTGGTTGCGAACTGGTCCACAGGTGCGGACTCACTGCGGAATTTTTCATTCACCCCGTCAGCATCCTGGGGGAAAAGGTCAATCATTGCAAACCTCCTGCCTTGTCAAATTTGTAGGGTTCGACTGGCGTAGTCCGGTCTTCGCAGAAGCGCAGGCTCCCAGAGTCATGCCAGAGCTTGATCGAGCCCTCCCACGATCCGTTGCGTTGTTTGTCGCAGCGCAGCATCCCGCAGGGTTCATTGAGCGCGTCGATGTCATTGGGATTGGCATCAAGCTTGGTGAACTTGGCTTTGTTCATCCAGACTGAGAACACATTGGCGGCCTGGTCAGAAATGGCGCCAGAGCCGCGGATGTCGTAACGACCGGGTGCACGGTTTTCCCCGTCTTTGTCGTTGGGCTTGCGGCAATGGGCGACTACATGGACGTGCAAGCCGGTTTCCTGCGCCAGCCGGCAAAGATCGGTGCTGAGCTGTTTTTGCTCATCGAGTTCTTGCTCGCTGGAGCAGATCATGAGCCAGCTGTCTAGGACGACATGCGTTCCCTGGTGCACGTCGGCGAAGTATCGGCATAGCGCCAGCGCCTTCTCGGGTGAAATTCGGCCAATGTGATCGAAAAGCCAGATCCGGCCATTTGTCCACTCGGAAAATTGGTCGACCAACTTTGGCACTGGGTGAGGCATCCCGCAGGCCTGCCGGGTCATCCGCGAGAGCGTGCGCCATGGGAGCATTTCCAGACTGACAATCAGGACCTTTTCGCCCTGGGTCGCCAGATCAAGCACCGCCTGGCTGGTGAACATGGATTTGCGGTGCCCGTTGTAACCCGCCCAAACGCTCACCTCACCTGGGCGGAAGTGAATCAGCCCGCGTGCTTTGCGCAGCAATAGGCCCGGGGCGCTGTCCGCAGGGGCGTTCGGGTCGAGGTCAACCTTGACCCGCTCAGCGAAATCTGAAGCGCTGCGCACTGACGCCCGAAAATCCGGCTCATCCATGTAGCCCTGCAAATCGACCGTGTCGGGGATTAGTTCCATGGCCAAAATCCTTTCGGTTCAACAAAGGCAGTTTCCGTGCGATGTGCGGCGGCCGTCACGGCGAACTGTGCTTTGTAAGCATTCAGCCCCCGGTGCCACTCTTGGTTCTCACTGAGCCAATCCAGCACCCAGGCGCGCGGCCAGCGGACTGTTTTCAGCTTCGGTTTGGTGAAGTTGACCAGCCACCCCTGCTTTCGCTCATGGTCGATCACGTCGAGTTGCTTGGGCTCGGCGCTTTCAATGTCGCTCAGGATGCCGTCTAAACGGGTCTTTGCGTCGATCAGCACCACCGCCTGCAACCCCCGTAGCCAGTCCCATCGATAGCGCTGCCCAGGCGTTGCGTAGACCGTAGGGTTTTCCCATTCGAACTTGCCAGCCAGGACGATCAACACAATCCCGGCGGGACGCATGCCGCTGGAACGTGCTTCGGCTATTGAGCGCGCCGCGCCGCGTGGGTAAGGCGAGCCGTTCATCGTGCGCCGTCCCATGGTTTCTTTGCCACTGGGATGTCGTCCAATGTTTCGTCTTCCCATCGACGCCTGGTCAGATATGTCGCTGGGTTCGGGATGTACTTGCCTCTTTCTTTCTGCCAATCCTCAGAATCCTTGCGACAGCCGATGTCAGCCAAGACCAGCGCCAGTTCGCCAACTTTCAGCTTTGCCGCTTTGAAAGCTCTCAGTGCGTCTGGTTTGGCAACCTTCTTTGGGTAGGCTTTGTAAAACACATCGAAGCCGTCAGGCTGCGAAATTTTCTGCACTGACGGTTCTTGACGGTTCAATGACGGTTCGTCTGCAATGGGTTGCAGGGGTTTCGCGCACTGTGTTGCAGGGGTGGGCGCACTGTGTTGCAGGGGTGCAGTACGTTGCAGGGGTGCAATGGGTTGCAGGGGTTTAGTCCCCAATGCCGACAACATGATCCGGTAACGGTTTGTGCCTTTGGGACCCTCGTTCTTCAAAACACGGAGCTCACCGGACTCTTGAAGCGATTTCAGAATGTAATTTGCATTGCGCGGCTTCATGCGGCACTTGCGCGCCAGCGACGCCACTGCGGGGTAAGAGTTGCCCTCATCGTCCGAATAGTCAGCAAGCACGATCAGCATTAGAAGCTCTGTGCCGGCGTGTATCGACTTGTCAAACACCTGGGTGATGGATCGAACGCTCATAGCATCACCTCCAGCATGG